GTATTTGTAAACATAATTAATTATATCATTTCATTTGATGGTTTATAGTATTCCAAACCCGCTAAGAAAATCTTTTATTTCCTCAGTCATTTTTGGCTTTTCTAGTTCTGCTACAAGCTCTCTATTGTTATCTGCTTTAAATGAGGACCAGGTATGTATTTCTATTTCCCCCATGACTTCCCTTCTGGATCTGCTGATGGAGTTGTATATGGACCCACACATGGCATCTGAAAGGTCTTTGCCGCCCTTTCTTGGGTGATCAACTCTGTTGTTTGACATGACCCTGAGTTCCAAAAGCTCAGTTAAAAGAATGTCTATGTGTGGTCCAATAACTCTTTCTTCATAAAACAACATCGCCAAGTCCTCGTAGTGCTTCTTAGCAACAGAAAGAGTTTCAGTTGGTATTCCAACACTCTTGAGATCCCTTTGAATGTCAAAAGAATTCCAGCGGTCAAAGGTAACAAGTCCAAGACTAAACCCACTTCGCCTCAAGTCAATGATCCAGTTCTTTACTTCAGAGAGGTCTACTGGACCTTCCTTGCGTGGCTCCCACCAAACAATAGCATCAACAATAACGAATGGAACAACTTGAGTGTAGTCATTAAACGATTTTACCTCTACCCACTTGTCTACATGGCTTATGGCTACAGCACACTTGTCATGCTTTTGGGCAAGGTCTGCGTGAACAAAGTATGTAACGTTGGGGTCCGGACTAAAGTTTATGTCAAATCTTTTAGAACTATCTATTGGGTTTCTTATTGATAGAGCCTTTTCTATCTTGTCTCTTGATCTGAAGAACGCATCACTAGAGGTAGTGGGCATACATGCAAATCTCATTAAAGCATCTGCTGGTTCTGTATAGAATGCAATCTTAAAATCTTCAATGCTTCTGGTAGGATTTATTTCCCATGTTGGTCTCTTTAATGCAAAAACCTTGGGGTACCTATAAGAAATAATATCATCCTCTTCCCATTCAATGTCAAAGGTATTTGACACATCATCCTCTGGAAGATCTGGATTTAAAACAAACTTATGTGATCTATATGTTATTTCTTTGTCTGCTATAACAGCGTCATATCTTTTTGTTATAAAGTCTCCCTTAAATCGGGGAAAAGAAAGTAACACAACCTTTCCGTAGTCTGGAAATCTTGAATCAACAGACCCCCTAAAAGCTCTATACATGTTCTCGCCAGTCTTTCCCTGATCATTTCCAGATGCAGAGTCGGATGCAAATCCAGATATCTCATCAAGGATTGCCATGATTAGGTTCAGTCCCTCATGGGACTCTCTTTCAGAGTGGCCAGAGTAAACAGTTACGGCTTTTTCAAATTCTATTCCATCTACCTTTGCATTATATTTTCCAGCAAACCATGGGCAATTGTCAATCTTTGTTCTTAATCCTTTATAGAAAACGTTCTTTGATTGCTGGGCATTGACTGCCACATTCATAATATCTATGGCATCCCCCGGTGGTTTTCCAAAGTATCTAGCGGGGTCTTTCAGGCAAAGAAGTTTATAAACAACATAGGCGCATCCAATTGTTGAAGAGTGGTCCTTACCCGAACCCTTGCCAAGCTGTTGTATTATCTCATTCTTTGTATATCTTTCAAAATGATCTGCACCTTCTTTGTCCCCCATGAGTCTCATAAGGTCTTCCTTTTTGTATATCTGACTCATACACTCTACAAGGGTGTATTGAAAATCTGACAATGGTGGAAGGCCTAAAAATTTAGGGTTTAAAACAAAAGTATGAACATCAACAGGGTTTTCTTCAAATGGGTTGTCGTCTAGCGCTTCAATAATATCTGAAAAATCAAGTGTCAATTAGTCCAACTCCAGACGTTACCTGGGATAGCCTGTTCATTATTTCTGTACGAATGTTTGGATACTTTGAAGCAACTTCTTTTAGAATATCAATAAGAACTTCATGTTTTCTTTCCATCTCTGCAAGCTCTTCAGCAATTTCTTTATTGTCCAGCAAGCCAGCACGGTGCAACATGTCAAGCCTCTTTGCTTCAATGTCTGCAATTAGTTTAATTGCCGTCGTCTTTGCGTTAAGGTTTGCGGTACTATCTGCTGAATCAATTACCTCATATGCCTTATTAATTAAAGATGAGTAGTGCTGGTCTGCCCCAACCAGTGCTTCCCTGGCTCTTGCATGTATGGCTTCATTGTTTGCAGCCATCTTTCGCCAGTCATTTAGCAGGTCCACAACACGGTTGCGTGGAATATCCAAAGTCTTTGCAATGTCAGCGGTGTCTGTTCCTTTTAGATACTCTGAAGCTACGGCATTTATTTGATCAAGGTGCTTCACTAAGTCTTTTGACACGTTTCCCTCTCTTGGATGGTATACGCTTTACACGCTCAGGATAGAAAGACCTAACGCCACATCCCATTCCTTTTTCCAACTCTAAACAATCTATCCAAGACATACCACTATGAGGATTTGTTACGTAGTTTAAGAACTTAAACTTTGTTCCCCATATACCTTTTATTTTAATTAGGTCACCTTTATTTACAGTTCGGCCCTCATCAGTTACAAAAGAATCTTCCCTAATAAAAGGATCATTAATCGTAATATTCTTTCGTGTCTTCATCTTGCCTCCCAATCGATTGACCTTGTTGACTTACCAATTTTAGCACAATGTACCCAACCAAATCAAGCATATCGTTGTCTCCAGCATAAACAGAACCATTCTTAATCCTATTAAGCTTGTCATCGATCCTAACATCCAACTGATCTCCTGCTGGAATCTTTGCAAAAATTTGTATAGGATTCAAAGCGGAATTACCGTAGGCAATATTCTTTTCTAATAATAGTGTTGCAATATTTAAGCATTCCAAAAGTATCTCTGGGCCAGCGGGGGCTTCTTTGCTTAGCGATATCAGGCTACTCATTGTGTTTATCCATTTTTCATCTTGAATCATCTTCTTCCCTTCCTTCCCATTCTTAGTCCAAATTTATTTAAATAAACATATACCGTTTGAACGGTGCATCCACACTCTTCTGCAATCTCATCTGGAGTTTTCTTATCTTGAACATATCTTTTATGCAAAAAAGCTTTGTTCTTGTAGAACTCATTCTTGCCCATTGAATATCGCATTCCATCTGTCAGATACATACCAACCAATTCCTATTGCGTCAGCAACGTCGTCATCTGAAACCTTGATCTTGTATTTTTTATTTACCATTTCAATTGTTTTATTCTTTCTAGTTTCTCTTTGTTTTGTTTTATACCAGGAAGCTGACTTGCCTGGATTATTTTTTTCTATAGAATTCTTCTCTTCTGCTGTCAAAAGTCTATTTGATATATGGCTTTGCCATGACATTGGGGACACTGTTTTTACAATAGGAATTCCAGTGATCTGTGCAACAGAAAGGATGGCACCCTGAACTAGAGCTAAGTTTACCGTTGTCTTTGGCGACGTACTATAGATGACACTCTCAAGGACCAGAGCATCTGCTGAAATATTTTTAAAAAACGATAGGCACTTTTTCCCTGCGTCCCCTGCTTTATAGATAGAATCTGAGCCATTAAACCTAATCTTTCCATACTTAATCAACCTTCCATTCTCAAAGAGAGAAAATGCTAGAGAGTTAGTAGATGCATCTACGCATAGCACGGTGGCTGGCTTGGAGATGTTAAATATTTCTCTAGTTTTGTTCATAGTCAAAGAAATCCTTTATTTCTTTCATAAATCCCGCAATCTTTTTTTGATTTCCTAGGCAATTCTCACACATGGAAAAATCGTTATAGATACTCAACACAGTGCCACATCCACCAGCGCATTTTTTTCTATTGCCAACTCTCTTTTTTCTTTTTTCAATATGATATCTTTCTAAAATTTTTTCCCTGCTGGCAACTTGACGACACTCTGCTCCGCAATAAATTTGTTTATTAGAATTGGGAATAAATTCCTTATCACACCATGTACAAAATAGCATTTAGAAAAACCCCTTCTCATCCTTTCTCCGTGCTATTTTTACATCTCCCTCTGGTGATGACTTGCACGCTTCTTGCAACGGGCAGGCCTGGCAAATCTTAATGTCATTACTCCTAAATGGTACCATCGGAAGAGCTTTATCTTCCCAAGACTTGTAAACTTCTTTCATCCAATCAAATAGGTATTCAACAAACTCAACATGACCCTTGTTTATGTTGACAGGAATAGCAAGTAGGTCATGGGTATTTTTATTTTCATACAAGAGTATGCCGTTCTTCTTTTTATATATCTTCATATAAATTAGAAGCTGAACTATGTGATAAGAACTAGCCTTCTTGCTCTTTCTATGTCGGTCATAGGCGTCTTGATTGCATGTCTTTATTTCTACTACATACTCTGTGTCTTTCCAATTTATAAAACTATCTACGTACCCCAAAATTGGTGGGCTATCAAGAGTAGTCTTTCTTTCATTGTCGATTAAGACACCAGAGTCTTGGAGTGCCTTTTGAATTCTAGCATGGCGATCAGTTCCGCTATCCATGTTTGTTATCATCTTTCCAGATTTGTATTCATAGAAAGAGTTACCTTCAAACGCTAGGTACCAATACCTAGGGCATACTCCATGATTCCAAACTAGGCTTGATGGAGCAAAGGTTTTCTTCTTTATGTGCTTTGGAACGTTGTCTATTCGATACCCTTCCTCAATGGCCTCTACTAGCCCAGAAAGGGGGTTGTTATCGTCTTGCCCAACTGTTTCCTCTTCTTCCTGCCACGGCAAAGAACTAAATAAGGGTGGACCGTTCTCTTCAAAATCAACATCAACGATCTTTCGTTTTATAACTTTTGAAACAATACTCTTCGTCATATCCTACGCCTTCACTAGGTACTTCAGGGACGAGCAGAGCTTGTCTATCTCTGCCGCTGCGGTGTAATATATATTCTTTTTTGCTCTATCTGTTTTATCGACATTGGCCATCCAAGTAGCCCTTAGGCTTAGCTTTGCTGCAATAGCCTGTAGCCTAACCAACTCTACCGTGGCAACCGCCAGCGGGATGTCTGGCTTTAAGATAATCTTTGCAATAAACTCAAGTGCAACTTTTAACTCTTCATCTTGCATATACTCAGCTATCTCGTACAGTCCGTTTACCTGTTCCAAGGTATTGTTCTCACTCATTAGCGTCTCTTATCTCTCGTAGATCTTCAAATTCATTCCACTCTATTATAGCAAGTCTTATCTTTCTGTGGGTTTCATCTCCAAGAACTAACATGATTACTGGTGATTTTTCTGGATCTGTTTTTAAAGTATCTGTACATATCTTTGCCCAAATGTCACGATTAATAGAAAATGATTTAGAGACAAATTTAAAATCAACTACATATCTATCAAGGCTGGCATCTCCTTTTTGTATCTTCCCTCTACCAGAATTTTTATGAGGCTTGGCACCTATTTTTTTTGACTCTGACTTCTCTAGTCTGTTATAGTCCACGACCCTCCAACCTTTATCCATTTTATAATTTGTTCTTTCATTAATATCCCCTTGCCTTTCCGATGTTAACGGACGAGACGTTGTTGCAAGACTTGCACAACCAAGTCATGTCTAGAGTAGAAGGGTAGAATCTTGATGATCTAATTTCCCTACTACATGATTGACAAACAAATTTACCGTTAATAACCTCGTACTTACCTACAAAGCTCAATTAGTTCCTCAACCTTCTTTGGATTCTCTTTAAGGAAATCTATAGCCTTTGCTCTTCCTTGAAATCTTTCCTCAAAGAAAGTAAACCATGCTCCAGCTTTTTCAACAAACCCAAGGCTCTCAGCTAAATTGAATAGGTCAGCAATCCTATCTATCCCTATGCTGTCTCCACGGAAATAAAAGTCATACTCCCCTCCCTGGAAACCTGGGGAAGTTTTAGAGAATTGAAGATCCCATCTAACCACTCTACCAATCTTCTCTTCAATTAACCTATCTCCAACAGAGATCTTTCCTTTTATTGCTTGATTGTCTGACTCAGAAGAGAATAGTTTTATTATTGTTGAAGAGTAAAATTTAGTAGCCATACCCCCAGTTGGTTGATGAGAAACATACATAGCACTTATATTATTTCTGGCTTGAGAGATAAGGATTAAAAGCGTTGGCTTCACTTGATTGTTTGCGTAGTTAAGCATCTTTACGGCATTGGTCATGTCTCTTGCCTCTGCACCAATCTGCTTGGTGTTTTCTAATTGCTTAAGTTCTGTACTGTCTTTCTCAAAGTAAATTGCAGGAAGAAGGGCAGATATGGAATCAACAACAATAATGTCCACACCAGCCCCCATTAGTCCAGTTCCAACATCAACCATATTGTTTATTGTTCTTGCCTCTGAATAAATTAGCCTAGAGTTGTCCACCCCAAGTTTAGACGCCCACTTCTCGTCGTAAGACATTTCTGCATCAATCCAAGCACATGTATATCCTTGTTTTTGAGCCATGCCAATGGTCTGTAGGCATAGAGATGACTTAGCAGAACTCTTGGAGCCCCAAAGAAGAACCTGCCTACCTAAAAGCAACCCTCCATTTAAAGCCCTATTTAGGGAATAGCTTGGTGTAGGTATCATGTCTGGTGTTAAAATGTTTGAAGAAAGAGTTACTGCCTTTCTTAATCTTGGATCTAATCTAGAAAGTATTGATTCTATATCAACGGCGTCTGGCATTATGCCAACACCCCGTGCATTCTTTCTCTTCCTGAATTATATTCTACTTTTTCTATGATTGCATTTTTAATTGATTTATTTGTATATCCATCACGAACAAGTCCGGCCCAAAGATCTAAAGTTCTGATTATAATATCTGCAAGCTCAATCACAACTACGTCCCCGCCCTGATTCTTTCTCATTGCTTCTAATACCTCTGTAGCCTCTGAATGAATCATTGCAACCTGTTTCATATAAAAAATAAGACCGTTGTTAGCCTCCCAAAACCCTTTGTCAACCGCATTACTATGAATCTGAAAAGCTACCTCATCTAAATCGTATGTCATTTGCTTATCTCCTTTAGTGTTATTGTTCCGTCTTTCATTTCGCTCATCGTAAGTTTTCTAACAGCCCCAGGCTCACACTTCATATACGCCTCTGCAAACATGGTTGGGAAAACAACAACAGAAGTAAGATTCCTATCGTAATCTGCTATTGTCAAATATCCCATTCTTTTTCCAGCCTTTGTCATTCTTGGGGTAAATGATAAAACATAATATTCATCTTGACCATATGGAAGAGTTTTATAGTTTAAGAACCTTACTAATGAGGACTTGCTTTCTTTAACCTCATCAATCGGTACCGCTTCTGCAATTCTATTAGAAGAGGCTAGTATAAGGTATGTCTTACCCTGCTCTATTTTACTTTCTTCATTGTCAAATATACCAATGCTACCAGTCTTATCTAAGAAGTCTACCCTTGACCAGCCCGTACCTCTCTTTACCTTCTTTGCCATTCCCATTAGAATCTGGCAACCAGCCTCATCAAAATCCTCATTGTTGTCCACATATGCGTAATAGTGAACAGGAACTGTCATATTAAATTCTGGTAGATTAAGGTACTCGTACAAGCTATCTCTAACAGAGTCTTCATTTCTTGGGTGGTCACTAAAGGTTAGTGCTCCAATAGCATCAAGAGCCTGTGTCGCTCTGGAGTTTATTCCACTACCCTTCTTTGAAGCAACATCCATGACATTAGCATAGGATGTGAACGGCCTGCTACTTATGATCTTTCCCGCCACATTATCTGAAATCCACTTTACAGAAGACAATCCAAATCTAATTCCCTTGCCTTCAATTTTAAAATCTATATCTGATTCGTTAACATGTGGAAGCTTAAGAGAAATACCCATCCGCTTAGCCTCAATTAGATATTCTGTTCTTGCATCTTTTTCTTTCTCATTCTTTAAGATAGAATACATAAACTCTGTAGGATAATAAAACTTTAACCATGCCGTCCAATATGAAAGCATGGAATAAGCAACCGCATGGCTCTTGTTAAAAGAATATCCAGCATGGGCTTCAAAGTCATGCCAAAGTGCTTGAGCCATGAATGGACTCATATAGGTTGTGGCATTGCTAACAAACTTATCTTTAAACTCATCAAACTCTTTTGCATCCTTCTTCTTTCCAATAATCTTTCTGACTTTGTTTGCTTCTGCCATTGTCATTCCACCAAGGGTAATGCAGGCTTGCATCACCTGCTCTTGATATAGCACTTGGCCATACGTATCTTCTAGATAGGGTTTCATTACTGGGTGGATATATTCTACAATATTTCTACCACTTTTTCTTGCAACATATTCTTTACCAATAGTATTCATGGCACCGGGTCTTACCAATGCGTTAGACGCAACCAACTCATCAAAGTTGCTAACCCCCATCTTTATTAGAAGATTTGTGTAGGGGCCAGCCTCGCACTGGAACACTCCTTTGGTATGACCATCTGAAAGCATTTGATAAATGTCTTTGTCCTTAAACTCAAGGCTGCTCAAGTCAATATCAATACCATGCCTTTGCTTTATAGACTTTAGGGCATCGTCAATGACGGTCAATGTCTTTAGACCAAGGGCATCAATCTTGATTAGACCAATTTCTGCAGCCTCATCCATGTCAACCGCAACTACTGGAATTCTTTCTGAGGTTGCTGGGTTGTTTCTGGTTTCCATTGGAGCATACTTAAATATCGGTTCCTTGGAAGTTACAACGCCAGCGGCATGGATACCCGTCCCCCGAATTCTTCCCCTTAAACTCTCCCCATACTCTCTAACCTCTGGATACTTATCTCTAAACCATGCAACGTTTGAAGAATGGCAATAGTCTTCCCATGTATCTATATTCTTTAGCGCCTTATTAACATCTGACAGCGGTACATTGAATATTCTAGAAACGTCCCTGACAATTCCCTTCCCACGAAATTGTAAGAAGGTAGCAATTGATGCAACATTCTTATATTCTCTTTCAAGGTAAGACTTAATCTCATCTCTTCTGTTGTCTTGTATGTCAACATCTATATCTGGAACATCGTCCCGCCCGTAGTCAATAAACCTAGAGAACAACAAATTATATTTTATTGGATCTGGCTCAGTAATTCCAAGGGCAAAACAAACTAAAGATCCAGCAGCAGATCCACGGCCTGGACCAACTATGATTCCCTGCGACTTGGCCCACGAAACCATGTTATTAACCACTAAGAAATATGGGGCAAAGTTCTTTTCTTTAATGATGGATAGCTCTTCTGCTGCTCTTTCTAAATATATTTCATTGGTGTCTACTCCACGCAACTTCATTCCCTTTGAGACAAGAATCTCAAGTTCTTTTTGTGGATTTTCTACCTTTATTGGCAAAAGATTAAGATTGCTTTTAATTTTGTAATCCTCAACCTTATCAGCAATTTCTAGTGTATTGGAATAGATACTGTCGTCTAGTATTCCTTCGCTATCCATTGCTCCCTTCATTTCATCATAAGAAAGAAGGTGAATATCAAAACTTCTAAAAGACATTCTTCTATCTTCTCCATATAGATAGTCAAGTCTTTGCATCATGTCTTTATACTTTAAGGATTCATCATATGTTGAACCCTTTAATACCTTACCGTGTGTGCTAAGCAAAAGCATTAACTCTTGAGTAACCTTCTGATCAGCAGTACAGTGATGGCAGTCTGGAGTGGTTATGCATTTAACTCCCATTGCCTTGGCCAAGAGGTGGAGTTCGGTATTCATCCCAGCGACATTATGTGGCATTAGCTCTACATAAAAGTCATCACCAAACCTATTTTTAAACCAACCAATGCGCTCTTTAGCAACAGCGTATTCGTCTGCTTCTATTGCCTTGTTAAGCAGACCAGACATACAAGCAGAAGAAACTATAAGACCTTCGCCATACTTATCAAGAACCTCAAAGTCTATGCGTGGTTTCTTATAGTACCCCTCTGTCCACCCAATCTCATTCAACCGATTTAGATTCTGCAACCCCTTGGAATCTTTTGCAAGAATAACAATATGATTATATATGAGGTCTAGAGGATCTGCCCTTTCAGACTTGTCTCTTTTGTCAAACCTATCTCTAGCAATGTATGCTTCTATGCCAAGGATGGGCTTAATACCCATTTCTTTTGCAGCACGATACATTCTCCTGTGTGCAGAAAGAGAACCGTGATCGGTTATACCAATTGCTGGCATACCTAATTGGGCCGCTCTTGCCGCATACTCTTCTGGAGTGGCTACCCCGTCCATGAGGGAGCCCATGTCGGTGTGAACGTGAAGTGGGACGTAGTTCAAGTCATCTACCAGTCAACTGTTGCTGACGTGGTTGGGTTATCAAACCCAAGGTAGAACGCTTCTTGTTCTGCATAGGGAACGTTACGAACCGCACCCTCCAATGGAAATGCTTGGTATTCTGACCAATCAAACTCTTCCGTGTCGGGTGACCCAGGAATTAAAATATAATTGGTTTCAGTACCCTTGCCACTTCTCTTTAGCTTCCAAACCATATTGGTGATGCCATTAGACTCCATGGCATATTCTCGAATTGTGCTAAAGGTGGCAGACTTTGCAACACCCATACTCCATACTGCCGCATATGGCTCTTCAACTCCATCATCAACAAGTACGTTAATGTAGAACCTTAAGCGCCCAGCCCATCCAGCCTTTGGATCTTTTCTATGCATCTCTTCGGCCCAGTCGCGGCCCTCTGACTCCATTGTGTCAACGGCCTTACGCTTGTAATCCTTTGGATTGGTGTGTTCTTTGACAACGATAGCCAAGCCATTCTTTTCATTATAGTGTGCAGAATCCTCGTCTATCTCATTCATGAACCTAATCTTCATGCTTTGACCGTCCTCTAGCTTAAGCCAGCGAACCCGTGGTCCAGATGCCTGAGCCTTTGGCTTCATTGCATCGTTGATATCTTTTAACCCTCTAATTATTGTCATTCTTATATCTCCTTATATGTAATTGCTACTGTAATATGTAGCTTAGTTCGTCATCAAACTTTGAAACAAACTCTGATAGTCTTTGATCATCCATATCTGAAACATCTTTAACATCTTCAGGGAGATCAGCAGTTATGAGTGGACTGTTAAGATAAACCTTTAACTTTTCTCTCATCCCTCGCCCAGCCTCATCATTATCTGACAATAGTATTATACTCCTAAAGTATCTTTTAAGCAACTCCTTCTGATGCTTGCTTACCGTGGCTCCCAGGGTGGCTATAGCATGTACTCCAACCTGCTCTAACCGAATAGCGTCAAATGATGACTCAACAACAAAAACTTTATCATATCTTTTTGAAGAGGAAAGATTAAACATTGTCTTACTTTTTAATAAACCTATGCTATTTTTAAAATCTTTACCCTCAATTGATCTAGCAACAAATCCAATATACCTTCCATCTGGAGCAGTAATTGGAACAGTTACCATGTCTTGTTTTTCTGAGTATCCCAATAAGAATCTTTCTACGCTTTCCTTTTTTATTCCTCGCCCCTTTAGATAGGTGGCAGCCCTTGAAGAATTCAGGGCAGCAGAATTGAGAGTAATAATTAAGTCTTTATCAAACTCAACAAAGTCTTGTTCCTTTTTCCCAAGTAGTTCATCTATGTCTGAAACAATATTCTTTATACTAGCTTTTGAATGAATCATTCTCGTGGACTCAAAGAATGTTCTTTTAGATGAATACATGACTAATTCTGTTAGACTCTTTGATTCTTGGCAGCCAAAGCAGTAAAACTGTCCTGTAGTTTTTGAAACTTCTGCTGCTGGAGTTCTATAGTTATTATGATAGGGGCAGTATACGATGTAGTCGCTTTCTATTTCGTACTCTATATTGATTCCGCAGGTTTCCAGGACTCTTCTTGTTTGCTCTTCTGAATAGTAAGAGGAACCGTCCTGTTCTTGTCTACCCCTGATACGCATTGTGCCTTTCTCTTTCCTAGGAAAACCCCGTATACCGATAATAAAAAGTTAAATGTCTTTCCATTATACTGAACCGTAAAGTCTGGGTCAATATCATATCTAATAACGTAGCCTTTTCCTTGCATGATTGTTTTTAAAATATTTATATATTGTTCTTTAATGTTTGGGATGGCCGCTTCGTCATAGATTTCTCCGTCAATATTAAATTTTTTAATATTCTTATGTGAAACAACCATAGACTAATTATACTATGATTTAAATATCTTCCATGTCTTTATAAACAAACCTTCCTGCGTCAAAATCAACCCTGACTAAGAATTCACCCAGATAGCCCGACCTATTTTTTCTAAAAACACATTCTAAAATATCTGATGCGGGTTGACGACCAAGTGCTAAAACAAAGTCAGCGTCATATGCCAACTGCTTAGACCACGCGACTTGACCAAGGGCTGGCACTGAGTTCATGTTTGTAGCGTCATCAGGGGTCGCAGAGGCGATAGCAATGATAGGAACCTGCTCAGATATCGCTAGAATCTTAAGCTCTCTAGATATGTTCTTTATCTTAACAGTCTCATTGTCTGTTTGAGAATTGGCCTGCATTAACTGAATATAATCAACAAAAACAATGTCGGGACTATATTGATCAATCTTTCCCCGAATAATTGCTGGAGTTACTTCCCCAAGTCCATCATTAGAAACAATATGGAAAGATGGCATATCTTTAAAATATGTTTGACTCCATCTCTTAAATTCTTCTATGTCAACTTCTCCCGCAGACATTTTCCTCAAAGAGAAACGACCATCTGCCATAATTGTATAAGCCCTGTTGCGAACTTCACTTTCCGTCATCTCTAAAGAAATAAATAAAGGCTTCTTGCCTGTCTTCCATGCCTGAACTGCAAGGTATAGGGCTAAAAAGGACTTTCCAATAGCGGGATATGCAAGCAATATTCCAAAGTTTCCTGGCATTATTCCTGCTGGCAGATAGTTGTCAAAACCGGCAAGACCTGTTTTGATTCCGTGATTACCCAGCCTGCTCATCTCTTCTATGTGATCGAAGTATGCAACGGCATCATCAATGTCTACAACATCTATATCACGAACATCTGCTGTTGATCTTTTTAGATCTGCCGTCTTTGAGATTAGGGTATCTAGGGCGCCAACGGTTTGGTTATTATTTAATTGACTTGCACTTGTCTTAAGAATATCCCGAAGGGTGGCATCCAAGTAACTTGACCGTAACTCGTCCAAATGATGCTTTGTAGACCCAACATTGCTAACAGGCTCAAAGTCTCTAAACTTATCTACCACAAGTTCCATTGGTGGGACGGACATATTTTGCTCTGAGTAGTTGCGAATGAACTGCCAGATATCCCCATGTGTTTTAAAAAGAGAGTCTGGATTGGCTTGCAGCAAGACATGTATCTGCTTGTCTTTTAGAACTGCCGTTAGTGTCTTTGCCTCTACATTATCCATCTAGCTCTCCATCCATGCTCTAGCCCCGACTCTAAGTTTTTCTCGTAACAAACGATCTTCGTCCTCTAAACGCTTTGATTGCAAAACCTTTTCGGAATTATAAGAAAACCAAGTCCAATCGGGGCTGGAGGAAACAATAAAATAATAATCAATAATCTCTATGCACTTATCGTACCCATAGGATTCAATCATTGCATCAGCAGCCCATTGCTGAGAATATATATTTATATCTTGGCTTTTGTTGGACTCTTCCAACTTCTTTTTGAACCTACTCAGTATTGCAAAGCGTAGCTTCTTGTCAGCCATTAATCTTCTGCAAGTTCTTTCTTGGCTTCTGCAACCTTTTCAACAACCTTTGCCTCAACAAACTCATATACCCGATTCATTGCTTGGTCTGTTGTCTCTGAGTCGTGAACGAAATCGGTGCAGCCAAGGTCAACCCTAAGGCTTTGAAAGTTGCCAACGTTGAGTGTATACCCAAGGTTTACTGTAACTGTGGTCTTTTCTGACACTGTTCCTCCTAGTATGTTCTCTCTGCCCAAGTGGGCACGAATCTTCCATCTTCTGTTTTTGTGTAAAGTATTAGTGCATCACCCATTTTAGCCCTTAATTCTTGTTCTGTCAACACGAAGTTATTTACCTTTTTCCCATCGTTTCTTGGTCTACCCCTATGGATCTGGGACATGGCCTCTCGAATGGCAAAAACATCATCTTCTGAGTAATAAGATTTTTTATGAAACGTTCTAACCCCACCAATGGCTGCTCCAATTGGGGGTGGTGCTATCCCCTGATCAATGTACCTATGCATTTGGGCTTCAGCCCTATTTAAAAGTCTTGCGGTATCTATAATTGTATAGGCTCTTTTACGATTCTTTCTAAAGTCTGAAAGCAGCATAGCCTGCTCTTTACCCTCATTTATACTAAATAGATAAACTATGTTTTGACTTTTATTTGATAGGATTACCCTATATAATTTTCTTTCAACAAAGAATATTTTCTTGCAAGGCTCTATGACCCGTTCCCCGCGTGATTCCTTTGACTTTCTGCCCTTTGTAGCCATTCTATTGACTTCCCAAACTTTGATGGTGGATGAAACATTTTTCTGTACCCGCAAATAATGCAAAATATTTCCAGGTGATCGTGAGCTGAGTGTACCCTGTCAACAAATATTTTACCTTTACATTTTTTACAAATAAGCATAAGTCTCCGGTGATTCGATCACAAGTATACCATGGAATTCTATACTACAGGAAATCCAATGGCCAAAATATTAACAAAGATATCTAAATTACCACCAGTATTAAAGGTTACCCTAAACGTACAGCTAGAAGTTGATATGTTTTTTAATACGACAATTGAGTCGTCGCCAATACTGGACGATGCTCCAGAGACAATCGTTGCAGTAACAACTGGATTTCCGTTAAATGGAGGATAGGAAATCGTGTAGTCAACAACGTCACCGTCGGTCTTGTTTGTACTAGCAAACACGTTAACTGTTTTAGCAAACATTTTTATGTCTGCCGTTTTTACAGTTACATCGTTAATTGTAGAAAAGGAAGAGGACCGATCTCCAACCAGGGTCGTCAATTGATTAACTTGGCCAGCTATTTGAGATATATAGTCTACATCTAAAGGCTGTCCCCTATTGGGTGTTGCTAATATGCCCATCAATTCTCCTTGTTAAAGTATATCATGGGGTAAACACAACGTTCGGTGTAGCAAAAACAACAGATCCATTTATTTTTTCTACTGTGTTGGGATATCCACTAATTTCTGGAGGGGTTATAAATGATGCACTATCTGCTCCGACAGAATAAACATCAAATCTTGAAGGAGTTGCACTGTTTATTAAAGAAACTTGTTTTATACCTGAATACAAAGAATAATCAACTTCTGATCCATATGTAATATTATTATTCATATTTATATTTACATAGTCTCCAACAGATAATAGATGGGATCTTTCTAAATAATATTCTAAATAATTATCTTTTCTTCTTACTTGATTTATTCCGATTGGTAAGCTTGCAATAATGGGGTACTCTGGAAGTTTTACCATCAGTTGCAGTCCATAGTAAGACAAAGCATTAAAGGACACAAGTCCGGTTGTTGGTTTTTTTGATATATTAATCCAGTTTACATCCTTTTGTCCTAGGAACTGAATTTGGTCGTATGAATATAATGTAACAAATGTTCCTTCTGTTATTGTCTTTAGAATATATCTGACATAAACATCATAGTTTTGATTAATGTTGGAACTATACCAGGACGCCTCAACCTTGCTGTTACTTCCAGCGTATACGGCATAAGATGATGATGCAGAAGAAAAGTCTATCTGTTCCAATTCCCTTTTGATTTCACTTATTATAGACCAATCAGAAAATAGGTTTCTGTTTTTATTCATAATTCTATACCGCAATTTATTGGTAAGGCTTGTAGACAAGTCGGGTAGTTCAGATTTTGGAATAACAATTCTAGACATTATACAATGTTCACCCCAAACCGATATTCTATATATCCCTGGGAGTTTTCTGTTTTCTCAATTGGCTGAGCAGCATCGTAGGAATTTTTCAAACTTGAATAAGCAACCATGGCATACAATGGATTGTCTGTATTTTCATTGTCTAATCGTATTCCATCAAAAGCTATATACGATCCATCGTAGGTGGAAGAACTGTTTAATGTTTGAGCATAGATTTTCAATCCATCAACGCGAGCCCAACTAAAGTCTGCCCCTGTATCAAAATCTTTAATTTGTTTTGAAACAATAACATACCTAGATGCAGCTAAGTCTCCAGAAGATAAAAGCTCAGTCGCAGTTGCAACCTGTCCACTTACGCTATCAAGAAAATCAAATCTTAATCTTGTTTTTGTTGGTGGTCCTACTGCATCTATTTGCATAGATATAACACTAAGTGCAAATTTTATATAGTCATCTGGAGAGTTTTTGCTAGCATTTAATCTTAAAGATGTTGTAAAAATATATTTTTGTGCACCAGCAATTGTCATGGAATCACTAGAAAATGTTGTCATGTTTCCTGGGACAACCAGACATCTGTTATATAGTCTAGTGTTTTCATATCTATTTTTTCTTTCATAAAAAGTGAAGGCTTCGTTGTTTGAGTTAACAAAAAGAGCATGAGCCGCAGAGCCTGTAACGGGATCTAGAAAAGTTGCAGAGCTAACATTTCCAAAAGTATCGGCAATAGTGTTGGTCAAAAGGGCAATGGCATTGTCGCTTTCAACAAGCGATGCAGAAACATTATGATAGGTCCATCCTTCTGTTGTTAAAAATCCAGCCAGGATCTTGCTATCATAATTTAGAGCTAGACTATTATTTGCAGCTGGATACAGAGCAATTTCTGTCATTTGATACCTTTGGTCCGATGGTAGTTGTGCTTTAAAAATAATCCTTTCTCTATCATAGGCAACTGTCGCCGTGTCAGATATTGAAGAACTGGCACTCCAGCTTGCGGGAGTGGCTGATGCAGAAGCAAATGTCTGAGAATAAGTTATTGTATTGGATGTTGTGTTTTCAACAATATATACTCCTTCTCTTATTGCGTTTGCAGACCCTGAAAGATTAAAATCAAGAGTAGCTGAATCTCCTAATTTCATACCATGAGGTCCGGAGACCTGTACTGTAACTAATCCAGCGGCTTGTGCCCAAGAATCTATGTCTATAACGATGTTATCGCTAACCAGTCCACGAGAAACCACTGGAACCCTAAAGGCTTCAAAATCCATAGACTCTTTTGTTGGAGAAGAATTGTCTGTTTCGCTGGTATCTAGTGGAATTGATCCAACCCCGACTGACACATAGGCTGCATACTCGGGGGACTGACCCAAAAGATATTTTGTTATAATCTGATTGCCTTTATTAGTAATCATTTTCCCTCACGCTATTAATTTTACCATCTGTTTCTATTTGTATTTCAACAAATTCCGTTTGTTTTACATTTTCAAATTCAATAACCAAATCTTCTCCATCAAAATAGACATTTGTTGCAAGATTATCTGGAGGAACTAGCTCGTTGCTTGAATAAAATTTTTCTTGTGGAATTTTATTTATTAGTTTAATTGAGTATTGATGAAAAATAGATTGGTAGGCTGCTTTATTTATAAGAATAAGAGAGGGATCAAAGTCAATTGCTATCTTCGTTAAGTTGGATATTATAGAATATGCTACATTTATTCCAGAAATAGTGTCGTGTCTAACCAAGTTTATTAAACTTGTTCCCCCAATATCTTGAAAAAGAAATTGCTCTATCTCTGCTACGTTTCCAACCTGAGATTGAATGTTTACAATATCTCTAGACGGAAGCTTTACTGCATCTGTCATATTATTTCAACCACCTTAATGGATTGGTTTGGACCTTCCAAAGCCCTTGAATATGAAATATCTTGAACAACAAATCTAGTTGTTGGATCAACATACTCTATGTCCCCTGGCATTGTATAATCTATTGTAACAATATCTCCAAGCTGTAAATGAGGTAAAGCAAAAGTTTCAATTACCATCTGTCTTCTAGGTGCCATGGTTTTATCAATTACCCAACCCATTAGGCTATTTGCTGCATCCTCTGATTGAATATACATAGAGTTTAAACTAAATTCTTTAGATCCATACCTTGATCTACTTGCTTTAATTTTATTATATTTTTGCATACTTACGTTGGGGGAAGTTATTTCGTTACCCTGATAGACTGGATCGGAGGCGTTGGAAAGCTTGTTAAAGTACTTATCTACAGATAAAGTTTGAGTTGTGTTTTGAGTAAAAGTTATTCCCAAGATTCTTAAATAGTTTCCGGTAGTCTCATCTAAGACAATTGCCTTGTCTGATGAGTTGAATATCAAAAACTCAGACTCGTAAGCCCCTCCGTAGAATTTAGAGATGGTGTATCCTCTATCATTAGAATATGTTTTAGCAATCTTTGAATAAAAAGATGGGTAGGCCAAATCATATTTAATGTTAAAATGAGCACACTCTCTCATGATAGTTCCAAACTCTTCAAAATAAACTTTATATTGAGTATTTGTGTCTGGACTTATTCCTGTTAGATAGGTTGATTGAACCATCCCAGAGATGGCGTATTTCCTAAGGAACTCGCTAGTAGATATTCCATTTTCATCAAAAACATTATTGGCTTGAGATATTTGACTATTTGTATTTTTGGCAACTAGATCTTCTAAGGCATAAAGATTTTCAAACATACACTCTGTGCTCCCCCTAACAAACAGGGCTGCCGTTGTGTTTATTGGTAGTGGACTAGTGTCATTAACTATTTGAACAAGAATATTATTTATGTATAAATAAAACTTTATTCCTCCGCCACTTAAAGTTTCATATTCAATTGATAAATCGTAAACTGTAGAATCTTCTGTTACGCCGATTCTGTCTTGACCTACGAATAGTCCAGAGTCAACTAAAATGTTTGACAATCCTCCCCAGAGTTTTATTGGAGTGGCTGGAGAGCTTGCAGAGTCTCCAGTCTTTACGTTCTTATTTACTTTATAAAATATTATATTGTGAATTATTGAGGTCTCTTGTCCGGTGCTGTCTATTGTGATATATTTTTCAATATTTGTTTCTGTTAGCGCAGCAATCTCAAAATAATATCCACTACCATTTGTTGGATTAACCATAATGGCAATTCCTGCAGATCCCCCATTTATACTAAAGGCATCAGAGCTAGTTTGTGATTGTACGGAAAAATAATTGCTTGACCCGTTTGCAACCTGGCCAAAGTTTCTGTCAACTCTTCCGATAATCCGCATCCTGGTCCCAAAGCTTCTAAAGGAAAAGTTATTTGATAAGTCTTTATAAACATAAGAAACGAGATCTCTTGGGTTGGGAACTGTCGTATCTGAGAGTGGACCACGAACAACAAAAGCAGAAGATTGTACAGTTCCAGATTGTGTTACTGACAAGTCATTGACCACACCATCACTAAAAACTTTTGAAGACATGAAATTTTTTATGATTCCATTTCTTTTAGATTTTCTAGCAAGATCATTAGTTGTTGATACTTCCACTCTTACCGTGTCGCTTATGGTAGGGTTTACTATACTTTCTGTTGGAGTGGTAGAGAAAAGAAGTTCTGAATACATTCTTACGCCATATGTGTTGTCATTATTTGACCAATAGCTAGCAAGGCCTGAAGAGTGAGATGTTATTTCTGTTCCAAATTGATTTCTGCCGTGCACTCTTACATTTCCATTTTTTAATATTGTGATCCCATTTGCTTCTTCGTAATACGGTTCAGAATATATTCTTACTCTTCCCGTTGGAAACATTTTTCCATTAAATGAAAGTGCCCCAAAATATTTTTGATATTCTTGGTTGCTTGATATCCAAACAACTGGGCTAGAAGATGACGGAACAGAATATTCAACAGCATCAAATCTAATAATTTCTCCATTGGCATACAAATACCCTTGAAATCTTGGAAGCCAATAAATGCTTTCTCCAAAATCAATAACATTGTCAACTACCTCATGGTTGCTAACGTATGGAGCGCTTGCTGTAAGTACGTTGTTTAGTGCCATTGCTCCCAGGGTGTACCCACTTGATACCTTGCTGGCCTCGTTGATAGTTTTTGTTTCATCTGTTGCGGCAACCTCCCATAAAAGAACTGGCTTATACCTATACATTCTTTCTGAGTCTAGTTTTACAGTTGAAGAAAGACTTGAAACTTCCCTTTGAATATATCTAATTGTATAATCTATCTGACCGCTATTGATAATCTTTGTTTGACTATCTGAAATAGATTGAATGTTCGCAATGGCATCGTCGTTGCCTAAAAGAATCATGTTTGTGGCTCTATCGTCAACACTTGGTAACAAATATTCTTTTGACATAACAATAAAGTTATTGTATTCGTCAAAGAACATTGCGGTCTGGGTAGCCACGGCCAGTCTTTGTAGAATTTCTGCAACACTAACATTGGGTTCTATAAAAAAGAAGGGAAGGATTGGATCGTTTGCAGATGTAATATTTCTAAAAGAATAATTGCTAAATCCTATATAGTCAAGCGTTGTAGAAATGGCATAGGTCAAAGTTGTTTCCTGGGTCAAAACGCTTGGAGCGTTTGTTGTTTCTAATCTAAAAAACAAATCTCTTAGTGGAATGGATATTGTTGAATCCCCACCGGATGGTTTTGGAAATTCTTCGGCATAAAAGGTTTTGATAGGAACGTACTTGTCAAAGCCATTTATGTTTAAAATGGTCTCATATATAATAAACTTAGTATTCTGTCTTGCATACTCAGCTATAATGCTTCCTGTCAGTCCATTAAAAACATTCGCTTCTGTAAAGATATTATTAAAATTTGTAATATTGATTGAGCCGTTGGAAACCGAAAGAGATCCTACTGGAAGACCCATTCCTTCATTTGCAATAGACTTTGTTACACTAAATGATTCTACATAATTTGAAATGTTTACCATAAGTCTGGGAGATATTTCTATAACATCTAATGATGAAGATGAAGAATTCATTGTTTTTGCAACTATCCTAATTCCCTTAATTTCTGTAAATTCTCTAAAAACATTTTCTCCATTTACTGTGTAATAAGGGGGGTTCGATGGCTCTGTTATTGTTCCATTGGTTTCTACAATGTCATCTTGATGTAAAGACCATCCATACTCAACACCAAAGCTCTGCCACTCTGAACCGTCCCATATCTTTAGAATTCCTTCGGGCTTGGTATCGTCGTCAACCACATAAGCATATCCAGTAAGAATTCCCAAGTTGGGAAGCAGCGATGTAATTGTTTGTCCCAAGTAGGTAAAAGTTGTGGCAAATTCTGCTGGCACCTTTATTCCATAGAATATTTCTACATGCCCATCTTTTGGAAATATTGGAGAACCATCTAGTCTTGAAGAGTTTTCGTTAAACTCAATTGCATCAACCCAGGAGTTTTGTTTTAATACTTGAATTTTCCATCTTTGCGGAACGGTAGCATTGGAATACGCAAACAGGGGATCATCAATAACTATGTCGCTTGGAGTTCTCATCTGGCCAAGGTCAACTGATCCTACGTTTGTTTGAACTTTAATAACAATTCTATTAGCATTTATAGGTTCTTTGTAAACAATGAATGGACAAGCATCATCAATACCATACCCGCCCATGCTGGTAACTGTTGGAGTAGAAATTCCCCTTTCTATTCCGTCCTCTGTTCTATGGGAACTCCAATATTTAAAATAATCATTACGAGATGCCATATAGTATCTGGGCCTTTCTCCAGACCTAATATTATCAATATATTTACCACCCATAAATTTTGCTTTATTTATTCCAGATCGGGGTCTAAATGGAAGAAAGCAATCTCCTAGAGAATAGTATAAATTTTTTGTTTTATCTACGACTGTAAATGGCGTATCTTCGGTATCTGAATATTCTTTGTAAGACACTTCAGCATCCGTATAATAGTCTCCTGTGTCAAACTCATCATATGTGGATATTGGCTCAAGAAATTGACCATCCGTTCCAAATGGACGATAACGATAGTTTCCAATTCTAGAAAAATTATCTAAATCATTTAAATTAAATTCGGCTAGGATAAGAGAAGATATTCTTAACGTATGACTATTAGAAAATGCATCTTCTAGGTCTGAATCTTCAAACATTATACTTCCTCAAGGCTAACAGATATGTCCCATAGATCATGATTTGTACTGCCTCGTTTAATAACTTTGTGCTCAAACGATGAAAAATATACTTGCAAGACTTGATTATATTCTGCTAAATGATTATAGACATCTGAATTAAATTCATTATGTTTGTCGTATGCTAGCAGCATATGGAAAGGTCCGGTATGGGATTCATACCAGTCTATTAAATCAACCCCTCCAGATGCCATGTCTACAACGTAGTCCGTTATGTCATTAGTTAGCTGACCGCTTGCAGAAAAAGTTGGGGAAGCGGAAAACGCACGGGATGGTAAAAGATTCCATGAAAAAGATATTTTTTGTTTATCTGCAATATGATAAGACCTCATTGTTCCATTAATCATTCTTTTCTTGCTTTCTATTCTTTCACAAGAAATTGATATCTCAGATCTATTATGATCTGAAAGAATTATAAAGTCTTCAAATTCTGTTCCCGTTGGAACAAATTTCCCATTGCTTGTCTCATATTCATCAGACCAGACAATTGCTTGTGGTCTTGAATAAAAAGATCTTCCTGCCATATATAAACTATTAGCCACGGATGTTGTTGCTCCTTATGTTTCTGCTTTCGCTCATCTTAATCTTTTGCATAACAGCATTTGCTACATCATTTGGATCAAGGTTAGAACCATTTAAAGCAACGCTTACATTATACACGGTTCCTTCATTTTCATTTCCTTGTGTTGAAGGCATTGCAGAAGTCATATTCATTTTTGGAAATACTTGACTATTTAAATTAGAAAGCATTGGTCCATAAGATTCTACAACAGATTTTCTAATTACAAATTCTCCTGGGGTGAGCAGGGCTGGAACCTTGTCTGTCATTCCCACTCCAGGAACCATTGAGCCGTAGGCATATTTCTTCATCATTCCACCATAATTCATCATTCTGGGAGGAGGTTCTGTTGATCCTTTATATCCTACCCTTCCACCCATGGCATAACCATAACGTGCTGCAAATTCTTCAAGAGTTGTACTGTAAGGATCGGCAATAATATAATCTGCAATAATCTCATCTGATATTTGAATCCCACGGTTAGCATCATTAGCTCTAACCATATCAACACCAGCTTGGGTGACACCACCTCTTTCGGTGCCTGGTCCATAGTTAGTAACATATCCTTCAGGGGTAGGGGCTGCCGCATTAACATTAGATACTGAAGGTGCACCCTCCAAGGTAGCTTTTAGAGCTGTTGCTTCTTTTAATCTAGCAACAAGATTTGCCATCTCTTCAGCAGCATTTTTATATTTTCCTGCAAGTCTATCAGCTTCAACATTTATTAACCCTTGCAATCTATATATTTCATTTTCAGCGGGCAATATTAAAGTGCTTTGAATTCTATAAATATCATCTTGAATTACTCTTTGTTGCATTTGAAGATTTTCAATGTCTTGATTGATGGCTTTCTTTTGTTTTTCTATTTCAAGAATTTGATCTTGAATGTTTTTGGTTGCCGCTTCTTTTTGTGCTTCAAGAGCAGAGCGTGCTTCTTCTCTGCTTTGTTGGGCAATCTCTTGAGACATTCCCAAAGCTCCCTGAGCTGCACCAG